CAGTTATTGTTATAGCTTCTTGTAATGCCTGTACCATTTCCCCCGGTTCACTGCTATAACGCAGTGTGTGGGGCAGTTCTTTATAGTCCACCAGTTCAACCCGTTTAGGGTCGATCAATATAAACTGTACAACGGCGGGGCTGTCCTTTAGTGCTGTTGTCATCATGCCATTTATTACAACGCTTTTACCGCTGCCCGTAGCCCCTGCAATTAATAAATGGGGCTGTTGTAGCATATCGGCATAAAGGTTATAATAGTCAAGTTCTGGTGTTTTCCAGACTCTTCTCACGCTATCACGTCCTTTTCTATATTGGTTTACACTCTGCATTTATACGGGCTTGTGACCGTCAACGGCTGCATTATAAACCAACGCCCCGGACTGCTGCCGGGGCTTGTGGCTAGTTTATAAAGTTATAATCATATTGTTTTACAGTTCCCAGAGTTGCCGCCGTGGGTGTTTCACCTGTAAAGCGGTCAACTTCTGTTACTGGGATATAAAACGCTGTGTAACGTCCTGTTACATTGGTTGTACAGTTATAATACTCGAACGTATTCAACATGGTTTCAAACGTTGTGTCTAAATGTTTCCCGTTCTGTACTACTGTACTAAATAACCCGGTTTCCGGTCTTAAATTGCAAGGGCATAACATAATAGCCATACGATTATTAAATACCCGGCGGGCTGTTGCCTTGCTGACTCTCTCAAAAGTGAAACCATCTTTTCTAAAGCTGTATTCTCTCATAATACAAGACCTCCTATATTCTGTTGTGTGTTCTGTTTCCAGACCCCCGGCAGTACGCCGGGACGCTTGCGGCTTGACTGGCTATTTATACACGCCGCAACGTGTGTTATTCTTCGGACTCGTCAAAGTCCCCGTTTTCTTCCATCTCGTCTAATACATCGGATATCACAGACCCCAGAAGGTAACAACGAATTGTTACGTCTGCCCACTCAGCACCCTTTTTAATAACGTTTATGTCGTTCTGTCCGAACTCGTCAAGGGCTTCGTTGAGTAAATCCCAGTTGTGAGCTATGCTTTCCTCTGCATTGTAAGAGTTATAATAATAAGAACCGCTTGCATTTCCTGTTATGCTGTCCTCTGTCCAAAGATCATCGTTCAACTGTTGTTCAAGTCCTTCTCTGTCCTCTGTCCACTCTGTCAAATCAACGTTTTCTTTGATCCATTCTTTTACATCCTCTGCCATTGCTTCTTTGTAATCATACATAATACTTGACCTCCTATATTCAATTATCAATTTGTGCAATCTGTACACCGGGCGGCTTGCCTGCTGTACAGCAGCATTGACAACCTATAATTATTTAGTTGTCGTTGCTATCTCTTTATCATGTATTTATAATATCATGTATTACCGATATTGTCAAGGAAAATATCATGAATTACCGATATTTTTTTTGTGATCTGGTGACAGGACAGCAGCACCGGGACAGCATACCCCCGGAGGGGGAAATAGACCCCCGCCCGCCGGGACGGGTGAGGTGCGAAAGTTCCGCAAAAATTAAAAAGGTCTTGACAATATCGGTAATTCGTGTTATCGTGAAAATAGAAAAGGAGGAAACGTCATGCAAGGAAACAACATTGTAAAAGAAGCTATGACTTTATCAAAAGTGACACAGAAGGACTTGCAGAAATTATTGAATCTCAAAAGTCAGTCAAGTATATCCACCATGCTGAAAAGTGATATGCGTATAAGTACATTTGTAAAGCTGTTAAATGTCCTAGATTGTGAACTGGTTGTTCAACACAAATCTGATGACAAAAAGTGGGAAGTCACGAATGAGTAATAATAATAGTTTGGATGATGCTGAGATTCACAGGAAAATAATTATACGGTTAAACCATTTACTCAAAAGCGGAGTAAGAGCACATACCAAAAAGATTGCTCTTTTATCGGGAATGAAGGAAGAGATAAGGATGTATCCTTGGGTAGAATTAGATACTGTGATAGAACTAAAGTCCG